CGCTGCATCTTCTCCTTGCCCATTTAGCCGTATGACTCCGAATCCTAATTCCCCCGAAATAGATGTCCGAGCCTTTAATTGTTTAATGTATGCAAGCGGTTGAAATCCAGCGCGGGCTTTGACTTCAACATCGAACGGCACATTAACAATATCCTTGCCACTACCCCTTCCCACACATGCGCCTTGCCACACAGTCGATAGGTACTGTGCAACAACACGCTCTGTCCGGAAACCTCTGTGCTTTCTTGCTTGACTAGCCATTAGATCCTAATAGATAACCAAGCCATAATGAGCAAACCACTAACACAATAATGGCTGCTGTCATGAGATATTCCTTAGCCATTGACTGCTGTGCATTTACCACATTGCCAGATAACAATGCCATTGACTGAGTCAGATGAGATATTCTCTAGTTCACGGATTTGAACTGGCTCATTGCACAGCTGACAAGCGATAAAGGCTGACATGAGGTCAAGCCATTCACCATTGATCTTAATTCCTACATGTCCCATTATACTCTCGCTTTCTGTGCTACAAACTTTCCGTCTGATCCGAGGTTGTACCATTTAGTCGGGCATCGATGAGCTGATGAGATTGCTGTATTGCAGAAATAGCCACCCCATGCTTTGTCGTTCTTCTGACCTTCACGCCATTGCATGTGTCCATGCTCGCATGATGGTGATTCTTGTGCTTCGCCTGTGCCAATGATTGCAGCTACATTCTCAATTGCCTTTTCAAGCGTTACTGGAGCATCTACAACCTTCATGTATTTATTGACTGGAGTAGTCCAATAGTCTTGCACATCTGCAACAGCAGGCTTGACAGGCTTTTGTGCTACTACCTTTGTCATTTCTTCGCGGCTTGGACGCTTTCCTTTAGCAGCATAACCTGCAGCGCTAAGGCTGCGGCCGATTGCTGAAGTCTCACAATTCTCCAATGCTGAAGTGCTATTAACACCTCGATCAGTAACTTTTTCTTCCGCGTATCCTGTCGTCCACGCAACGCTATCTGTAGAAGTTTTGTATAAATACGCTTTAACAATGTATCTATCTTTCTCGACAACTTCCAGCTCAGTTGCAATGCGAAAATCTGGATAATCCTTAATAAACTTTTCAAGTCTCACCTCGACTGTCTCGTAATCGGCTAAATTAAACATAAAGCTCGTTCTCCTCTGTTGCCAGTTGCCCAGCTAGTGCGCCATAGCTGCATAGATCAATCCAGTTGTCTATGTGCTGTGCTGATTGATTAGTCCTAGCCAGTTTAACCAAGACCATAATGCCTGCCACCTGATAATCGTGAATAGGCATCTCTAAATAGGCACTAAGCAACATAGCTGTGTGTTCTAGGTTGTCGGCAGGATGTCCATACTGAAGCCCACGATCTCTAATCGTGTCGGTGGCTGTTAGTAAGATTTCATTGGCTCTCATTTATCGGCCAAGCTGCGCCCTAGATTGCGAGCCTTATGCCAGCCTTCTCTGCGACCATCCTTGAAGCCTTGTGAATACCAAAGGACATTGGAAATCAAAAGCAATCCAATCATTCCTATAATTACTACTGAGTTAATCATTGTGTACCTATCTGTAGCAGTGCCCTTGACTGCTTACAGACTTAGAGTCTCATGCCTGTCTGACAATGTCTAACACATTTAGATAACGAAACGATAACGATTATCTAGGTCTGCCGTAAGTCTTCCCAGACACAATGAATGTGCCGTCCTTCTCAATGTTGATTAAATCGACCTGCACCTTAGATCCATGCACATACATAATGGCGAAAGCCTGTTGCCAGTTTGCTACGCCCTTTGTGTAAGCAGCTTGCTTAAAGTCCATGAGATTGCCTACCTCGACACCATGCAGGACACGCCCTATACGGCCACCAGAAGCCTCTGAGAAGGCCGAACGCCCTGCTCTGTGAGTATGACCTGAGATGACATTCTTACCATGCCTACGAGCCGCTTCTAGGGCTGATAAGCCCCCCTGTGGCTTAATTGGTGTGTGATCACCATGTACAGCAATCCAGTTAGGAGCAATGGGCATAGGGTTCTTGTGGAAGGTAATGCCTAGCTCATCGAACTTCATGAACTTCTCGAAACGAAGCTCTGGCAATGCACCGAAGGCAGGGACTTTAGCCATAATGATGTTATACAGGCGATCTGTGTGATTACTACGGATGCAATCTGTAACGCCTAAATCCCAGAGTAGCTGCACAGCCTCGTTACGATCATCATCTAGGGTTTGTGCATAACTGCCCATGCGACCTTCTTCCCACTTGCTTATCTGTGGTAGATCAATCTCATCGCCTATTGTGACTACTTGATCTGGCTTAAACTTTGTGATGAAACTGGCAAGGTTACGAGTAGCGACCCTGTCATGGTAAGGGACTTGTAAGTCCGAGACTACGACTATTCGCTTAATCGTCATCCTCATCTTCATAATCGCCAAAGCGTTCTGGCTCTATGGGATCAGGCAGAATCCAAGCAGGATAGGCTGATCGCTCAACAATAATTCCTAGCACAGTCTCTTCATCAAAGCCTGCACGCTTCAAAGATTGAGCAAACTCATACATCCCAATGCAGTAAGCATCAAGAGCTGAGTAATCTTGCTCAACTAGATTCTTAGTTGCTTTTCTTGCCATGACAAAATTATCGCTTCTCTAATAGTGAGATGATGGTATCGACACGCGCTTCAAGTCTAGTAACTTGATCCCTTAACGATGATCCGCTATTAGGCTTTAGCTCGCTGAGATAATGCTTGACCAACCAGCGGATAGAACCTACGAAGCCAGAAACGATGGAGATTATTGCAACTGCTAGAGCCGCCCAGTTAAGGGCGTTCATTATTCGACTATTCCGTACGAATCGTCTTTAGGATTTAGCCAGCGCAATACTGGTGGCAGGATAGAAGCTACGCCTGCATAGACAAGGGCTTTAGGGTCAGTCACTCCCGATGCCGCAAGTGTGAGAACAGCCGCAAGGAAGGCTCTTACCCAAGATCCTGACATCTTCTTCAATTCGTACATCGCTAGCTCCTAACATAGGTATCTGAAAAAAAGCACCATCATTGTCAGCCTTTTTCGTAAAGCTGATATGACAATGCGATTTGTGCTGATTCGCCCCTTTGTATTTACGCCACTTCCATCCGAGGACAGGAGAGGCAATTCTGCCGTTGAAAATGATGTAAGCAATTCTTTTTTTGCGATCAGACTTTGCATACTTTCGAATCTCATCTGCAAGATCTGGCATGATTTCTGGCTTGGCTTTGCCGGACAAATCAGCATCGATGTCGATAGCACGAACCCATCCCTGAACATCTGGAATATGATCAGACTTGCCAGCACGCATGTGCCGTACATCTGCGATCCAACCGTCACTCGCACGATCACGCTCTGGAAAGGCATCATCGAACTGCTCACGAAGTTGCTTAGCAGCTTTAGAGAGTTGAGGCTTCATCGATTACAATCGGTGTGGATTGTTCCGCTTCATCAACAACCTTTTTAAGCGAGTAGCAAAAATAAAAGCCATAAACGCCAACCGCTAAGGTTGCCAACGAAGTTGAAATAATCAAGAAAGTAACCATAACAATTACTTTATCACAGGCGGTGTGGATTGTTCCGCTTGCTGCGCCTCATAGGTTGATTTCAGCATTGAGGTAAATTGGTCATCGCCGTGGTCAATAATTGCTTGTTCAACAACTTGACCTGTAATTGGTTCAGTCACTTCAATAAAGGTTACATTATCCATTTTTACAACTCCGCACTAAATCCGAGGTAACTGCTTGTGGTGTTGTTTGACAAAATCTGGTACGACTTTCCAACTGTAATGCCAGTCAAACCATTGACATTAAAATTGATGGGTGATTCCGAAGCATTAATTCCTAGACTAGATGGACTGCCAGTAATTGTTGTCATATCATAAACAGCAATATTTGAGTAATCAACGCTTGTCGGTACAACACGCATTGTCACAGGATTTGGAAATAATCCTTGAACAATTGAAGTTGTCGCACCAAGTCCTTGACAATAAACTGTGTAAATGGTTGTTGCATTGTGTCGGTAGTAGTAACGCTGGCAGGCGCCTAGTTCTCCTTG